CTCATACTTCCGCGTTGCCCCACCCAGCCTCGAAACGAACAACTGTTTCGATTTCCGAACAGTTGCGATACCCCTACACAACTGTAACGGAAGAACTTTCCTACAATTACGTTTCTGAACCGCTGAGGCGACCGCCTTGATCACTTCTTCCCATTCATATGGCCGTGTATTATCGACGAACGAATCGAACGCTTCGTCGGCGTCATATGAAATCAACTGATCCCTTGACAACTCACAAAAGGCTTTTTCTGGGTCCTTAACCAGAAATTCATACCCTTCGACCTCCACAATGTAATGACCGCACCAATACAGGTCATCCGGTTCCGCCACCTTCGCTTCCATGTTAAACACCGTGGAAAATTCTGACACAGCGTACCCATTGTCTTCCAACTCGAACAAAACCAACAAGATGTCGTCGCCCGATACTATAAGATTCGCCAAGTTGTCCGGTTCGACCTTATAACATTCAACGGTTACAGCAGCGACTATAACCGAGTTCATCGAAATGGTAGCGAACAATCCTGAAATCACCTGAAATAGATACGACACGACTATACCGGTGTCAAGAGCCATAGCGTCCTTACGCTCGAACGTAAGACCCCACAAACGCCATAACTCGTCAGGCATGCCCAATAGCCGCAACACGGCCATATACACGCTCAAATTACGTCTGACTTGACTCTTGTCACACTGCGATATGTCTATATCGATCTTTCGACAATCACGCAACCTACGTCCCTTGGTTGCATTCCACAGCTGTTCCACAGCCGCCTTATCCCGACGCAAGTTCACGGCCACGCCCGGTCTCAACAAAACATCCATCAAATCATGCACCTCCCCCAGAATGGAGGAAAACAAAGCGTTGGTGGATTTGCTTGCCTGATAAATGATTGTCTGACACGGACTGTGCTCGTACATCACCGTCTGCTCCAACTTAGGCTTAGGCTGGCGCTTGAAATGAGCCCGATACTCATCCATAACAATCCGATGCAAGCCGAATTCTTCCTTTTCGCATTGCGCGACTTTCGAAGGTGTCATTTTCCCGACCACCTTTCTCACCGCGTCCTTGCGAGGTTGCCACAACCCATTTTCGACCCACTTCGCCACAATCTTCTTCCAATCCTTTCTAAACAGAGTCCGGGCGAACCGTTCGGCGGTCTTCTCTGCAATTTCCATCCTAACGCCGGGCTCAGCATACTCGGGCGCGCTACCTATACGTTTTTCTATAGCCATAGCCATTTCGGCAGTAGTTGATGGCCGTGGTCCCGACAAGCCGCTACGCAATACCGATTGACGAACGGTGACCGCCCTCGGCGGTTGCTCGACAGTCTTCATCTTCAACCCAGCCGTTTCTATATGATACGACCGATCGCCGCCAGCTACCAAATATGGTCGCAAACCGTAATCGACTGTCGCGACGCCCGGGAAATTCGCGTCGAAATCCTCCTGCATTCCGGTATATGGATCGTCACAAAGATTCGCCGGAGTCAATTGCGGTTGAGGTACAGCCCTCAATTCTTCCACCACTTCCCGTTTCGACGCGACGGTGCTCGCGTCATAAGCCACGCTCAACATACCAACAACACGTTCCCTATCCTCACCCAGTTGAGTCACAACGGGCTTGCGCACGACTTCAACCACATGTTCAACCGTCTTCTCCGAATCACCAGCGGTCGTACGGCCGTCACTTTTTCTTTCGCCTCCACACTCTTCAGCGTTTTCCCCCTTAGACCGCGTGGAATACCACGCCCAAATTTGCCGCAGGCATCTACCGCGTCGATTCATTGTCTCCGAGACGTCCTCGAATAACACCCCAGTTGAACCATAAGAGCTGCAGCCGCGTACTTCCGGGTCCCAAGCCCACTGCATGGCGAGCATAGGATCTTCAACAGATATTTGCACATCCCAAGTGGTGTCCATACGCTTGCTCCAAAGCAACTCCGAGGGCAACAACACGGCCTTCGCGAAAGAAATTCCGCGTTCTTGCACCGTATTGAACACACCCCTGGTGAAAGCTTCTCTGGCCGTGAAACACTCTTCTTCGTACGCGTCAGACAGCGCCGTCGACTCCACTCGCATGGCGACCTTTGCGAAAATAGCCCTTCTCCTACAAGCGCGGGCTACATATTCGCTAACGTCGGCGTCGAGGCCATCCATGTACCTGATAAAACC